TTAGTTCTATGAACTTATCTAAGTATGACGAGTGGAAGGACACTGATGCAGTGCAGACTGCTATCGTATTCTTAGATTGTGTAGCTCAAGAGTTCATCGAGCAAGGTAGGGGTATTAAAGGTATTGAGAGAGCAGTAAGATTTACTGAGTCTGGTCGTGCGCTAGGTTTAGGTACGCTAGGTTTCCATACCTACCTACAGCAGAACATGATTGACATTGAGTCATTCGAGGCACATAACCTTAACCAGCTTATCTTCAAAGGCATCAAGCAGGAAGCAGTCAAAGCTAGTAAGTGGTTAGCTAAGGAGAAGGGCGAGCCTAAATGGTGCAAAGGACATGGTGTACGCAATACACACTTGTTAGCAGTAGCACCAAATAGCTCAAGCGCACTGATATGTGGTTCGGTTTCACAAGGCATTGAGCCTGTGTATAAGAACGTATTTGTTCAAGGGAGTCCTGCGGGTGAGATTAATAGAATTAACCCTGTCCTAGTTGATTTGATGAAGGCTAAGGATGTGTATAGTGACGAGACAATTAACCAGATTATTAAGGACAATGGTTCTGTGCAGATTGTTGACTGGCTGACTGATGAGGAGAAAGCAGTATTTAAAACTAGTTTTGAGATAAATCAGGAAGTGCTTGTTCGTCTAGCCAGTGCAAGACAGAAATACATCTGTCAAGCACAATCGCTAAACTTATTTTTTCCTAGTGACACTCCGGAGGAGGAGATTAGCCGAGTACACAAGATTGCCTTCAAAGATAAATACATAAAATCATTGTACTATCTGCGAAGCGAGGCAGGTGTACGAGGCAGCAGTGGGGAATGCGTAGCATGTGAGGGTTAGTAAACCCCATTAACACTATCAGCAATAGCCTCTCTGTCGCTTTCTTCTAGCTCATTAAAGATTTTAGCGATTTGAGAGGTTGCCAATTCTACTTTAAGGTTTGGATTCTTTTTAACTTGCTCATTTAACATTAACAAGCGTCTAGTTGCTTTTTTATTAGTTGCTACCCTACCAATTACATCTGGTATTGCGAATACAGCAAATGCAGGAAGTAATCCAGACGCAAAACCTGCTGCACCAGCAGTACCTAGTAAACCAATAGTTGCAGCAGACTCACGTCCACGTAACATCAAGCTAAACGCATCGGCAGTAGGTTTAGAAGAACTATCCGCTATTGCATTAGTCAAAGTTTTAAAACTTGCATAGGCTTCATTACCAAGAACTGCTTTGAGTTTAGCCACTTCGCTTGGGTTCTTATCAAAAGACTTAGCTTTGTTTGCCCACTTATAAGGGTCAAAGTCTCCAACAGTCTCGCCAAACATATTTTTTATGTAAGACTGCCTAATCATCTGTTTAGCTTGATTAGCAGTTTGTATAGAACTTTGAACAGGTAAACCAGTCTTCTTTGTCTGAGCAAAGGCTGTGTCAATGCTTTTCATCATTGATTCTATTTTTGATACATTATTATTACTAAGCAACAGGTTTCCTATTCTGTCGTAATCTCCCTTATCAGCCCCTGCAACAATTGTCTTATTAACTGTTGGCAATAGTCCGTCTAAAGTCTCTCCGTAAACTTTATTTATAGCTGAGTAATCTTTGGCTACTTGCTCATTTACAGAAGAAAGAGATTTTGTCACAGATTTTCTAAGATTAGACGATAAATCACTTAATTCTTTTTCTACTTGACTGTTAAAAGTAGGAGAGCCAAATGAACCAAATGAACTTATATCATCATTTAAACTTTTTTGAAAAGCAAAAATTTTATTCAAAGTTGCTTGTGGTAATTTAGCAGCAGTATCCCCTTTAGCATATTTAACAGCAAGCTGTTGCCCTACCAAATCTCTCTTGGCTTTTTCTATTATCTGAACCGTCTCAGGCTTTAAAGTAGATAAACCATCTTTAGTAGAGCTAGCTAAAAAATCTTCTATCGTATTTAGAATTGGTTGTGGAGAAACTTTAGCATCACCAAACTTATCTGCTATGCGAGTAAGACCCTGAGAATAATTAATCATGTTTAATTTTCTACCAGAGCTTATGATTTCGTGTATATGTTGCCCCATATTACCAGCAGTAGTTGCTAGGTTTGGGTCTATGCCTGCAATCATCTTATCTATCTCGCTAACAATAGATTGCTTGTTAGACTGAGCAATTGATTCTAATCTGGCTTTTGAAAACAAACCAACTTGTGAAATTGTCTCACCAACCCTTCTTAACTTACTAGCATTTTGAGTCTGAGATGCAAGTAAAGTGCCTCCTTCTTTTTCTAAAAGGTCTTGAGTTGCTTTTAATGACTCAGGAGTACCAGAAGGTACAGCAACGGGGGCTTGAGTAGGTGCAGTTACCTCGGGGGCTTTCTTTCTAAATTTACTAATCAAATCTGTTGGCGTTATACCAAGTGACTTAGCAATTGGTCGTAGAACTTTACCAGCACCTAGTGTCGCCACATCAATTGCTACAGATGTACCAGCTTCTTTTGCAGCTTTTTCAAAATCTGCTTCTCCTTCCAAAGCTGACGAGGCTAAAGAACCTCCAAATGTACCAGCAGCACCACCAACAATGCCGCCTGTAATCATGCCGGGTAAACCACCAACAGCACCTACTTTAGCTCCTGCAATAGCACCAGCCAATCCGCCGGGTAAGTCTAAATTTTCTTCTAAAAAATCACCAGCTTCCTGTAAAAAAGACTCTTCTTCTTCAGTATAAGGAATCCATTGATTATTACGATATACTAATGAATCTCCTGTAGACTCATTTACTGCTATATCACCTTCTTTAAATGCCATAATAATTCCTTAAATACTAATCAAATGGATTAAGACGTTGAAAAAATGTTTCTTTTTGTTTTACTGTATACCCTTTCGGTAATTCAGTTTGTTGTTTTAAAGTATTTTCATCAAAGATATTAGCAGATTCAACTTTACCTGTCTCCTGCCAAGCAGATAGCGCACCTGCGCGAGTGCCAGTATCCTTGATGTAGTTTGAAGTAAACCGTGCTCTTTCTGCTTTGTATTCAGCCACCTTAGAAAGCCCTCTTAGGAAAGATGCAACAGTATCTGGTCTTGCATTGTCTGGCAAAAATCCTTTGAAGACTAAATCAACATCTTTATCCGATGCCGCTCCCGGTGGTAAGTTAGCCAGACCAATGCCAGTAATTACTGAATTATATCTTCTTCTGAGGATAGTAACTGCATCTTGTTGTCCAGTTATATCTTTCAAGGCAGAAGCTACATTAGCTGCAAGACCAGAAGCAGGGTCAAGATTTTCGTACTGGTCAGCAATATTATCCATCTCTGCTGCTAAATCTAAACCAGACTCCGCCTCTCCTTGCAACCTAGTAATTTCTTTTTCCTGACCAGCAGATAGTCTATCACCAGCCTTAGCCCCACTTTGGATTGCTTGAATGTCGTCTAAAGCCGCATTAGCTTCTTCAGTAAGACCTGCACTTCGTAATGCAGTATATTGCCTTCTTAAGCCAGCTATTGGATTTGTAGGGTCTATGGGTATATTTTTAATTATTTCTGAGGCTTGTTTTGCTTGTGTTGTTTGAAGTTCTCTTTGTTCTTCTTCCAACTGGTTCTTTTTGATACGGTCAGCTTGTTGTAGAAACTGAACAGCAACAGCAGGGCTTCCATACTGATTTTGTAAGTTAGCCATTGCCATTGCACCCTCTACCGTATTGGTATCAATGCTTCTTAGTTGTGCATCAAACTCTTGTTTTCGTCTTTGATTTTCTTCAGCCATTTGCATTTCAGTGTCTACACCACCAAAACGAGAAAGTAAGCCTTTTCCAAGACCAGCACCAATAGCAATACCTAAGCTAGTCATAGCAGGAGTAGGAGAACGAGGAGCAGCTTGTTGTATTTGCTGCATTATAGTTTTTTGTTGCTCTTGCTGTCTTTGTGCTTTTAATTGACTTGGAGTAATACCAAAGATTGAATTTCTATTTCTTTCAGCCATTATATTTGCCCCTCAAATCCACCAGAAGTTAAACCCCTGCTAGAATAATATTGACTAGAACCTGACATACCACCCAATGGTTGTGGGTTATAAGTAAACGCAGGGTTATAGCCTACTGCACCTTGTGATAACTGCGGTATATTTTCTCTAGGTGCAAATAAGCCCTGTGCGTAATTACCAACAGCTTGACCTATTGATGGGGCAGCACCTTGAACTATGCCAGATAGTAAACCACCGCCACCAGTTGACATTGGTTGGAATGCCCCGATAGCAGCTTGAGAGCGTGCTCTTTCAAACTCAAGAGCTTGTTGTTGTAATGCACTTTCAATATCAGCGATATTAACTGCTCTTTGGAATAAGCCTTGCTCACCACCTTGTAGCTGTGATAACAATTGCTGTCTTTGCATCTCATTAAATTGTTGTTGTCTTAATGCTTGGTCAAACAAAGTTTGTTGTTCTTGTTGAGCTTGTTGTCTTGTACTAGCAGCTAAGTTAGCTAAAGTTTCTGACTGCGCTCTACCTAAGCCAAACGCATCAGGTTGAACCAAACCACCTGCTCCTGCTCCCGCAGTTTCACCAGCAAGCATAAGACCAAGACGACCAGAACCAAACAAATCAGATTGTAGTTGTTGTCGTTGTTTAGCAAAGGCAGGTTCTAATAACGCAGATTGCTCTGCAAACATTTGCTGTTGTGCAGCTCGTGGGTCATAACCAAAAGCAAACTGCTCTGGGCGAGATGTTTGTAGTTCCTGTATGTACTCAGGTAATAACTCACCACTAGCCCCTAATGCTTGCTCTTGCATTGCGACTAATCTAGGGTCAAGCTCCGCAGTAACCTCAAACGGGTCAGGAGTTAAACGAGCTTCACCTAAACTTGTTCGATAGGTAAACGGTTTAAATTGAGCAGGTGCATAAGCACCCCCAGATACTTCTGGTTCTTTTCCAAAGATAGACCCAGCAGCCGAGCTTGCAATGCCACCAGCTATACTTCCAGCTACACCACCCATAATCTAATTCCTCTTTTTAACAAATAAGTCTTGTAATTCATTGTTTATACCTGCTCTGATTGTGTCAAGAAATTTAAACCCGTACATACGGAGAAACTTCTTGTGCTTTGTATCACCTATTGTATGCAGAGCAAATATCTCTCTGCCTTGTAGTTTTATGATAGTATCAAGACTATCGTGTAAGTTTTTCTTTGTTGTCTTGTTCCACTTAAATACATCGCAGTGTATAAAAACAGAATCTTCTACTCGCTCTAAATATATTATGTACTCGTTTCTTATTACTACTGGCACTTTTTCTTCTTGTGGGTCTAGCTTAGTCAACTTTAGTTCCGTAGTAAATCTCACCAGCAGTAAAGCTGCCACCAAATGGCATGAACCTAACTGTAGTCAATGCACCACCTAAGGAAATATGACCAGCAGCTACTGCACCGAACTGGTCATCATTATAGCCCGGAGTGCCAGTGCTATCTTGGTATGCGTTGGACTCCATAAACCATTCATTACCAACTGGGTTAAATAGTTTAATAATAAAAGTTGTTTCACTACCAGAGCCGTATCTTTCTATTAGTTTCCATGCCGAATCTGTACCACCTGAGTCAGCACTATTGTTAGCAGTAAAACCGCCATGATAGCCAGTATCAACTACCCCACCACTTGTACCCACTCGTAAATGCCACGCATCATTAGCTGTATCGCCACTGCCTTTAACACCACTAGCTAGTATAATTATTTGACTGATGTTAGTAGTATCTATAGTTAAATCTTCTTCAGTTCCCGATGCTGTACCTGCATCTATCCATGAATAACCTGTTTTTATACCAGTTAAGCTAGATGCGTTACCTATAAAGTTAGTAGCACGTACATCACCAGATACGTCTAGCTTATATGCAGAATCAGGAGTAGCTGTACCAATACCTACGTTATTGTTAGTAGTACCATCTACAACTAGTACATTAGTATCCACTACTACGTCAGTTGCAGTAGCTGTAGTTGCTACAACAGTGCTAGGTGTTGATGCACCAATAGGTGTGTTATCAATGTTACCGCCATCAATGTCAGCTACATTAATATCTACCACACCACTACCATTAGGTGTTAGTACAATGTTGCCATCAGTATCTGTACTGCTAATTGTATTACCATCAATGTCAATATTATCTACATTAAGAGATAGGACAGGTGTAGAAGCACCGATAGTGCCTCCATTAATAGCAGTGCTATCTATAGTGCCGCCATCAATATCTGGGTTATTAATATCAGGAGTAGTCAAAGTTCCGCTAGTAGCGTCTGCTTTACTATTTACTGCTGTTCTAACAAGATTGTATTCGTCATCAATCTCTGTACCACTGACAATTTTATTAGCATCCCCAGATAGTAAAGTATCTTTGGCTGCAAAGTTAGTGCCTTTAGTATAATCACTCATTATAAAATCCTACCTTCTTTACCGTATAAGTCTAATTTCTGCACACTAAGCTGTGCACCATTTATTTCTGCTTCGACACCAATTTGAATAATGTCTCCTGCCCCTTGGACAGAAGAATCAATCCTATCTAGAGAAATGCCGCCTGTGTATTCTGATACTCCGCTTGTAGCATCTGCTGGGTTACGCAATCCATTACTACCGTACTCAGATATTCCGTACTCAGATACTGGTATATCTTTAGTAGTAAACGGGAATGTAAAGTAGTTTGATGTGTACTCAAAACCTACTTTAATACTAAAAGTTTGTTTAGAACTTCCAATAACAGTACAAGCTACTCTTTTTAGTATTTTAATTTTATTAGCTAAACTTAAATCAAAATGATTAGTGTAGTATTCTAAATTATAGCTACTGCCGTTATCTTTAAACCCGTAATATTTAGCTATGCCATCTGTTTGAGCTAAGTACAAAGTCTTACTTGTAGGGTCATAGGTGTAGTTTTCGTGAGTTAAACCTGTCCAAGTGGTTGCCCTTAAACTAGCGTCTTCTAACGAACCTCTTGTATCAAATATATATTCTAAATTTGATGTAGGAAAATGTAATAAGTAAAAAGCATTATCAGGATTATACACTGATTTTATGTTTTCTGGACTGCTCTCTGCGTTTACTACATCAAGAAATACGTCTCTTATATTTTTAGATATATCACTTAGTGGTTGAGACTTTTCTTGTATTGTTCTACCTAACGAACGTAATCCAGTAGACGATAAAAATAAAACATCATCCCCAATGTTCTGTATAGTGTCCCTGCCAATACAACCTACACCACTAATTACTTCTACTAAACGCAGTGTGTTTACATCAAAACTAGCTTGGAAGCTGTCTTGGTCAGCATATATAATAATGTTGTTTTTACAAAATATAATTAGTCTGCCATTGTGCTCTGCAAGCCCTGTAATTACGTCAGAGCCTTTAGGAAGAACACCAGCTATGTTTAGGCTACCTGCACTGCCAGAACCCCACTTAGCTCCATTGAGAAGGTCTGAGAAGTATACTGTAGTCTTGTTAGAAACAGTATCAGCAGCAAACAATCTACCAAAAGCAGACATAACAATGTTAGCTTCTGGGGCTGTACCATCATAGTCAGCATGTTGGTCTATTGTTTTAAACTCATCTGCTGTAGATTCGTTAGTGTAGTATAATGGTTTATAATCACGTTGAAAGAAGTAAGCCCTATCGTTAAGAGTTACTGCCTGCCAGTTGCCCTCAGTAATTGTATCTGTAGTTGTAGGAGTAATTGTACTAAGCGTGCCTGTGCCTTTATAGAAGGTAGTAGCATTCCATGATACTATTGTATTAGTACCATCAATCTCTAAAAAGGGATGAATGCCTTCCAGGTTAGTACCTGTACCACCTGACGTAGTTACATACTGCCAGCCTTTACGAGCACCTAATCTACCAAACCTATCTATTACGCAGTTGTTAGCTTTTAGTGCAAATCTTGGGTCATTAGCTACAGAAGATTCTTGAGTGTTTAGACCTAAGAACGCTGGTGATACTAGTGATGCCGTTACTATTGGTTTTGCCATTATGCTGTACTCACTAGAAATGGTGTTTCTTCAAAGGTTAGGATACATGATACGCCTGTAGAACCTGCATCACCTGTAATTTCATAACCAGACTCTAACATTACATAACCACCATCTTGCTTTAGTTGTATGTAATCCCCTGAACCTAAAGACTTTGAACCTATAACTGTAATAGTAGAACCATTTTCAATCTTAAGGTGTACGTTACTAATTGTAGAACCTGTACCATTTGATACAAATGCTAGTACCCACTTTGCTCTGGTATTAGGTGGTACTGTATATAGAACATCATTAGTTGTAGGTAGATTTTCAATCAGTATGGTCTTAGCTTTCATACCAGATTGTCTCCTCTGGGTGCTTGGCAGCGTCTAAGCCAATAGCGTCTTGTAAGGCGTTGTTTGCTCTAGCATAAGCAGATACTGGGTTTATGCCACCATCTTCACCACGCTCCTCTACAGCCATAGCATAAGTTAGTAGCTCAATAGGCTTAGTAGGAATAGAGAAGGTATCTGCATCAGAAGTTAAATCGTCAGTACGAAGAACTACGTTAAATCGTAAATCATATGCACCATCTGGTATTGGGTATATATCAACTAGCGTATCACCGTCTGTACTAATGCCATTGAACGAGTAATAACTAGGCGTACCTTTTGTTGGTGTCTGCCCTAAGAAGAACTGATTAAATTGATGTGCTGTTCTATACTGCATAAATGAGTTAGCAGTATCATTCATAACGTCTAACACTGTCAGTCTGTTTAG